CGCCCACGCGCATGACATCGGCATGGAGTCGATGCGGGCGGTCCATCGGGCGGCGGATACCGTGCGGAAAGAGCAGGAACGGCGCAAGTCCATCACGTTCAAGCGGGGGCCGGATGGGGCCATTGAAGGCGCGACCGTCGAAGGTGAAGCGCCAGAGGCCGAAGGAGCGGAAGCCTAATGGCGATCACGCAGGCAATGTGCAATTCGTTCAAGACGGAGATTCTGTCCGGGACGCATGTCTCGACGGACGTCTACATGATTGCCCTGTATACCTCAGCGGCAACGCTGAGCAAGGCGACCACAGCCTACAGCGCGACCAATGAGGTGAGCGGGACGGGCTACGTGGCTGGTGGGCAGACGTTGGTCGGCTTTACGGCCGCCTTAGACACGGATACGGCGTTTATCGACTGGTCTACCGATCCCTCATGGGCCAATTCCACGATCACCGCGCGTGGGGCGCTCATTTACAACAGCACGCGCAGTAACAAGGCGGTCGCGGTGATTGATTTCGGCTCGGACATCACGAGCACGAATGGCACGTTTACCGTCCAGTTCCCGTTGCCGGCAGCGGCGACGGCGCTCATCAGGATTGCCTAGTCATGGCTGACGGACTCTTCTACAACGACCTGCGCGAACCGTTCATCTCCGCCGACATCTCTGCCGTGACGTTGAGCACGACGGACTTGGCGCTCTATCCGGCGTCAAACTTCCCGGTGTTGGGCGGTCAGTATTGGGCGCGACCTGGCAAGAAGATGCGCATCCGGATGTTCGGCAAGATTACGACGGCCGCGACACCTGGCAATCTCACGTTTGACGTGTATTACGGCAACGGCGGGAACGCCAACGGCACGATCATCGTCTCGTCGGCCGCACAGACGCTCGTGGCTGGACAGACCAATCTGTCTTGGTGGCTGGATCTCTACGTGCATTGCCGCACGACGGGCAGCACGGGCACGTTGTTCGCGACAGGGAAAGCCTTCTTCAATACCTCGGTGATTGCGGCCGGCACGTTTCTGCTCCCGGCCTCAGCGGCAGTGGCCTCAGGGTCGGTCGATTTGACGGCGGCGAACATCATCAGCGTGCAGGCCAAGCGGTCAGGCTCGACAGCGGAGACGATGACCGTGCAGGATCTCGAGGTCACGTCCCTGAACTAGTCCGTGCGGAATAACCAGAATCCCCTCCTGTTCCCGCTGACACGCGGGAGACGGCCGCATCCGATTCCCCTGCAGGGCCTCCTAATCCTGCCTGGGTCGGATGGGCTGATTGCCGTCTCTGGCGTCAGTGCGACAGGCGCCATCGGGACGGTCGTCGTCAGTGGCGGGGCACTCAAAGCCGCAACAGGCGTCTCGGCCACGTCTGCCATTGGCACGTCGACGGCTAAGGCTGGCGCGTTCAAAGCCACGTCAGGCGTCAGTGCGACGAGTGCGATCGGCACCGCCACAGAGCAGGCGGGGGCGCTCAAGACGGTCTCTGGCGTCTCCAGTGCGTCCAGTGTCGGCAGCACGACCGAAACGGCGGCAGGGCTGTATGCCGTCTCTGGGGTGTCGGCCTCGAGCGCGGTCGGCACGGTCACGGCTAGTGGTGGGGGTGCCTCGCAGGCCGCCACGATTGCCGTCGTCGGCGTGGTCGCCTACAGTTACAGCGGCAATCTCACGGCGCTGGGCGAGGGCGTCCCGTGGTGGGTCTTTGCCAATCAACAGCGGATCGGTATTGCCCCATTCCCTGAGCAGCACGAGTCGATTGCGGCACAGGCAGACCTGAAATGGGGTGCGAACGCCCATTGCCGGGTTGGTCGGGTTACGGCTGTCGGTCAGACGAACGCCCTGCCGATCGGTGGTTGCGTAGCACGGTCTGCGGTGGGCAGCGTGAAGGCAAAAGGCGTGCGAAACCCGACCGAGGACGAACTGGCGACGATTCTCTTGTTGGCGGCATAGAGGAGGACGATGCGGATTAACGGCACGATGGGCAATCGGGCAGACCTGAAGAAAGCCATCAAGCAGCAGGGCGCAGCGGTCAACACGACCATGGACGCCGTGATCCAGTTGCATCACGGTGTCGATCAGCTGACGCAGCGGGTCGATGCGCTGGAGCAGGACCGCGAACGACTCAAAGGGGCTTTGGCGCGGTTGCGTTGGCTGATGGTGGGTCGATGATGGACATTCTCACCGCAGACGAGGAGCGCGAGTGGTTCTTGTCGCTCGGCAAGACCACGAAGCAACGTCGGGCGATGGTGACGGAGCTCTTGGACCATGCCTATGAAGACGGCATGACGCCCTACGACAAGGGCGTCTGTGCGCGGTGGCTGTGGTTGACAGGGAAGCCCTATCGCCAGCAGGAGGCGGCATGAGTACACAACTAGAGCGCATGACGCAGCGAGTGGCAGAGATTATTGCTAGTAAGTTAATCCGACCGCTTCGGTTTGTCGATGAGGCCATCGCCTTCGTCCCAACGCCTCAATTGACACAGGTGCAGTCGATCGTGGTCGATTGGGGTGCCGACGAATCCATCCTTGACTCCGCCGCGCTGGCGTTGGCCGAGGCTCTCTTGCGTCATGGCGCGTTCCAATGTGGGGACATGCCGGCCATAAGATTGGGCGAGACAGTCGCCGGGTGCGCGTTTTACCGCGACAGCCAGGCCGGGTTGTCGGTGCGTGGGCTGGAGCTGGAAGAATGGATGGTATCAACACTGACAGGCGGTCCGGCTGACGTGGCGGAATTCAGGCATGTCGCTCAATTCGACGTGCTTTATGGGTGCAAGTAGTGTGACCACGCGGTTGATTGCCAGCCTCTCGGCCACCACCGGGACCGACTCAAAGGGGCTTTGGCGCGGTTGCCGACATGGGGGATCGGTGACATGTCCACGCGACTAATGGCTGCATTGGCTAGAGAGTTCGGCATTAGTGAAACCGAAGCGCAGCGAATAACCAATCGCACTGCGTTTGCGATTGGAGAGCAGATAACGATGCCCGATCTGCTGATGCGCCTCTATACCGAACGCTATACCGGATCACTGGTGCTGCACTTCGGCCAAGGGATTGCCCATGCGGCTGAATTTCCGCAGCCACCGATCCGAATCCTCCTTGACAGGCCCCAGAAACGCACGTAGCCTTGACACGGTAGTGTAGACTCCGCGCAGCTACGGGCGCGGGTCGCAGAACAACTTCATAGCCTGACGGTTGCCCCGCGCGAGCGGGTCACCAACACAAGGCCGGTTCCAGACGCATCTGCGTTTGGGCCGGCCTTTTTCTTTTGGTCTGGAGACGCATGGAAGCAACGGAAACCGCGCCCGCGACGCAGCCGATTACGGCCGCGACACTTACGCTGCGCGAACAGGCTGAACTCAACGACGCCAAGACTGACGCGATTCCTGTCGAAACGAAGGCCGCAGAAACGCCTGCGGCGCCAGTCGTAGACGAGGCTGCCGCGACAGCCGAAGCCGACAGCCTGAAGCCGGATGCCGAGTTGTCTGAGGCAGGCCGGAAGCTGCGCGCCTCGAGACTCGACGCCCGAAAGGCCAAGCTCCAGACCGAAATCAGCGAACTGAACGAGCTGCTGCGCCAGCGCAAGGAATTGCGCGAGCAGATGGCCGTGGTTCAGCCTCCGCCCGCTGCAGAATCGCGCCCTGCGGCACCGGCGATCGACCCGCGCGACCCGGAACCCACCTACGAGAGCTTCGTCGCGGCCAATCCGAACCATGCCGACCCCTACGCGGGCTATCTCCGCGCCCAGGCGGCGTGGGATCGACGGCAGGAAGCGAAGCAGGAGCACGCCGCGCGTCAGCGTGTGGCCGAGGAGCAGTCTGTCTCACAGGCGATTTCGACCTATCAGGGTCGCGCGCAGGTGATGCGGGAGCAGTTCTCGGACTTCGACGCGGTAACCGACCCCTTTATCGCCCAATACGCCCAGCATCCGTCCTCGCCAGCCATTGCCGCCTTTGTGGCGAGTGATGCGCTCGGCCCGCAGGTGCTCTATCACCTTGCGACCCATCCGGACGCTGTGAAGGACGTATTGGCTCCTGGCGTGAACCCGTTGGTCGCGCTGGGCGAAGTCAAAGCGACGGTGCGTGCGGCGATGGCGCCGAAGCCCGTTCCCACATCACAGGCCCCGGCGCCCCCGTCCGTGACGGTGGGCTCGGGTGCTCAGCCCACCGACGAGTCGGCCCGGTCCCTCAAGGAGCATGTGCGCCTGCGGGAACGCGAGGACCGTGAGCGTCGGGCGAGGTAATCATGGCATCAGTTGTCACTCCACAGTGGGTGGTCAACGAGATCGCGTATCAGTTCCTCAACAGGTGCGTCCTGGCGAAGAACGCGAACCGCTCGTATGACTCCCAGTTTCGCGTGAAGGGGGCGAAGGTCGGAGCGACCATCAACGCCCGCCTGCCGCAGCGGCCCCGTGCGGCCTCTGGCGCGCAGTTGAACAAGCAGCCCGTGATCGATCAGGTGACGCCGATCAGCATCACCGACCAGACCAACATCGGGCTCGAACTCTCCAGCTACACCCTGACGCTGGAAAAGTCCGAGATCATGCGGACCTGCATCATCCCGGCGGCCAATGCGCTCGTGCAGGACATGGAGAACAAGGGCTTCTCGCGGCTCTACAAGAAGATCCCGAACTCCATTGGCTCCGTGGGTGTGTCCCCGACGGCGGGCCTCACGTATTCGCAGGGCAACGCCAAGCTCGTGGACATGAACGGCAACAACCGGGATCTGGTGGCGATTCTGTCGTCCGACCAGAGCGCGGTGATTGCCGATGCCCAGAAGGCGTATTTCGCGCCGACCGGGGCCATTAGCTCGGCGTTCACCAAGGGCCAGTTCGGCGGCCCGGCGTATGGCATCGAGAAGTGGTTCAGCTCGCCGAACGTGGCGGTGCATACCACGGGCGCCACGACCACGGCGACCCCGATTGTCAGCGCCTCGGCCAACGTCGTGGAAGGTGCCACATCCCTCAGTTCGACCGGGTGGGGCTCGGGCAATACGACCATCCAGGAAGGCGACTGGTTCACGATGGCGGGCGTCTACGAGATCAACTCGGCGACGTTTACCAGCACGAACCGCCTGCGGCAGTTCACGGTCACCCAGACGACCACGGATAGTTCGGGCACGGTGACGCTGAACTTCTATCCGCCTCTCTACGCCGCCGCCACGCCGCTCCAGAACGTGACGGCGCTGCCGGCGAACTCGGCGGTCATCACCTACCTCGGCATGTCGGCCGGTGGCTCGCAGACGGCGACCACGAGCCGTCAGGGCCTCATCTTCGCGGAAGACTCGCTGGTCCTGGCGATGGCCGACGCGGAGGACGTGGACGCCCCGGTGTGCGTCTTTGCCCGGGATGAAGAGCTGGGGATCAGCATGCGGCTGACCAAGAGCTTCGACATCTCGAATGACAACAACCTCGCACGCCTCGACATGTTCTGGGGCTGGAACGCCATCAGGCCGGAATGGACCTGCTTGCGCGTGCAGGGAGCCTAAGCCATGTCTATCGCACAGCTCTCGAGCACGACTCTGAACACCACGGGCGGTATCGACGCGCGGCAGACGCGCTTCGTGCTGACCTCGACCTCGAACATCTACGGCGTCGGATCGCTCGTCGCGGGTCAGGGCCAGTCGGTCCTGGTCATCGACGACGAGAAGATGCTGGTTCAGTCCATCCCCATCTCGGGCACCGTCGAGGTGATTCGCGGGGTGGATGGGTCCAAGGCCAAGCCGCACGCGAACAGCTCCACGGTGTGGTTCGGCTCCAAGGACAAGTTCGGCGCGGCGACCGAAGGGGGCTATGTCGGCCTCATCGGCACGGGCGGCACGCCGGACGGCATCCTGCCCACCTATGGCGTTCCGGGCACGCGGCGGGCGGTCGCGGGCAAGGAATACGTCATGTGCAACTTCGACACCACGGTCCATACGGGCGTGACGGTGTCGATCAGCAACGATGGCAACTACACGGCCACGGTGCTGGTGGCGGGCTTCCAGGGCTCCGTCGGGGTGGTCGCCGAGCAGACCTCCACGTCGGATCAGTGGGGCTGGGTGCAGGTGTATGGCGCGGCCAACGCGCAGGACGCGAGTGCGACGAGCGGTATCACGTCGGCCTATGTGCCGATTGTGGCCGCTTCGGTGTCCTCGCCGAATGCCGGCATGACCGCCGTCATCAATACCACGTCCACGGCCCAGCGGTACATCTACAACATGTTCATTACCGCTGATGCAACGACCAACGTGACGTCGGCCGTCTCACACACGGGTGTGGGTCTGCCGGTGTTCCTGAACTACCCCTACGTGCTCGCCGCGGCGAGCGACCTGGGGCTCTCGTAGTATGGCGGTGGCCCTGACGCGGGCGGAAGTGGCGGGGGTGAAAGTCCCTCGTCCACCAATGGCGGGTCAGGGCCGCCTCCGCAAGATTGGCTTTCTCGGCTCACACGAAAAGAGCCTGAAGTTCGCGCCCTGGGACGATCCCTCCTGGGAACTGTGGGGGCACGCCAGTTCACGCGGCATGTTCCAGCGCGAGCCGGATGTGTTCTTCGACCTGCACCGCAAGGAATGCTGGGCGAAGTCCAACAACAAGGGGCAGAAGTATCTGCGGTGGCTGGCGACCTGTCGGACGCCTATCTACATGCAGGAGCGATTTCCAGAAGTGCCGGCGTCGATCGCCTACCCGTTTGAGCGCGTCTCGATGGGCATGGCGCGCAAGTATTTCACCTCGCATGTCGCCTACATGATTGCGCTGGCGTTGACGGAAGGCGTGACCCATCTCGGCTTCTTCGGCGTGAACTACTCGCCCGACTGTGAATACGGCACGCAGCGGGGGAGCACGGAGTATTGGATGGGCCGCGCCGAGGCGCTGGGCGTGCATCTGGTGATGCCGGAGACCTGCACGCTCTTGGCCGACCCGAAAGAGCTGTACGGCTACGAGTCGCACGACGAGCACGGCAAGCTGGTCCATGCCTACACGAAGCGGGTCTGGACGCGGGACCGCGTGGAGACGGCCAAGACACTGGACAGGCACGGCCTCGAGGTGATGCCAGAGGACATTCGCCGACAGGTGGAGCTTGAGACGTTGGAGACGCCTCGCCCACCGGAGTGTGCGATTCGCCCGTTGAGTGAACTGGTGGGGGCGTGACGTGGTGGCGGCTGATTTGGCGGAACTGGTGGATGCCAGCGTGGCGGGTGGGGCACCTCTTGACCGTCGCACGCTCCTGGCGGTCCTCGACCTGCTTACCGAGGCGCGCAAAGAGTTTGGGCCGTTGAGTGCGGCCAGCGTCACCACGGTGCAGCATCGGATTGCACGACTGTTAAGGGAGACATCGACTCATGGCTGACGCGGGCTATTCACGCTTCGTCACGATTACCAAGTCTGACACGCTGGACATTGACGGCAACGACACCACCAAACCGATGCAGATGTCCTCACTGCCGGATGGGATCATCGTCAATGCGTCAGCCGCAGGAAAGACGGCGATCCTCATCGATGTGGCGGGCAATTCGACCACATTGACGGTGCAGGCGGCGGGCTGTTTCTTTCTGCCGCTGCGCGTGCGTCGAGTGGGTGCCAGCTCGACGGCGGAATCGTTCATCGCGGTCTATCGCTGATGGATCAGGATTACGACATCGCCTGCTATCCACGCTGGCGGTATCACCGGACGTTGCCAGCCGTGATTGTGCCTGACGTGGACGCGGATCGGGCGTTGGGGCCGGACTGGGCCGATACCCCAGCCGCGTTCTATGCCTCAGAGCACACGCCGGAAGTCTCGGTGATGGAGCCGCGGCGGCGCGGACGGCCGAAGCGGGAGGTCTAGATGGGCTGCTATCTCAAGCAGAACAACACCGCAACACCGCTCTACTTCCTGCTCGTCTCGTCCTCGGACCACATTACCGGGGCCACGGGCAAGACGCCGACCGTTACCATCCTGAAGTCGGGCGCGTCGAGCTTTACCACGCCTGCGGGCGCGGTCACGGAAATCGGGAACGGCCTGTATCAAGTCGCGGCCAATGCGACCGATGCGAACACGCTCGGCCCGTTGATGCTGCACGCGACGGCGACGGGCTGCGATCCGCGCAATGACGAGTTTGAAGTCCTCCAAGACCTCACGGCGGCGGCGGTCGCCCTGTCGCCGTCCAGCACGGCCACCACGTCGATTACGGCGCGGACACTGGTGCATGGGGCGATGCGGCTCTTGGGGGCGTTGGCGCCAGGGGAATCCGCGACGGCATCCGAAACGTCGGATGCCCTCTTTACGCTCAATCAACTGATCGATGCGTGGGGTGCCGAGCGCGTCTTGGTGCCAAGTACGACCCGGACGACCTACAGCCTGACGGGTGGGACGGCGAGCTATACCATCGGCCCGGGTGGGACATGGAATCAGGCGTGGCCCAATTGGATCGCGAAAGCGGGCCTGATTTACACCGCGTCCAGTGTCAGTTACGAATTCCCGCTGGAGCCCTTGACGCTGGATCGGTATGCGGGCATCAGTTACAAGTCCGTGCAAGCGCCGTTTCCGACCTCGTTCTACTACGACCACGCCTATAGCAACGGCTTGGGCACGGTGACGCTCTGGCCGGTGCCGAGCGGGACACAGACCGTCTCGATTGCGCTCTATACCTCGGCCACGCTGTCGCAGTTCGCGTCCTTGGATACGGCGTATGCCTTTGCCCCGGGGTATGCGCGAGCGTTGCGCTACAACCTCGCCAAAGAACTGCTCGCGGAATATCCCGCTGGGCTGACGGCCCCGAAGGTCGAAGGCATCGTGCGGATCGCAGGAGAAAGCAAGCTGGCGATCGCCAAACCCAACTACCGGCCGCGTGAATTGACCTGTGAACCGGCACTGCTCCAGCCGCGTCGCTCTGGATCGGGCCACTGGTCAATCCTGTCGGACGCGCCGAACCGCGCATGACCCCTCTGCGCGGATTTATCGGGCCATCGGCGCAAGGGCAGTTCACGGCGGTCAATGCCGAGCGGACCGTGAATTGGTATCTGGGAAAGGCGGCGATTGCGGGCGGCACCCCTCGTTCGGCGGAATGGTTGCTCGGCACGCCGGGACTGGTCGCGGTCGGCACGGCGGGGACGGGCCCACATCGGGCGGCCTTTCAGCAGGATGGCCGCTCGTTCCTGATTTCCGGCACCGGGTTCTATGAGTTCTTCTCCGATCATTCGGTCACGCTGCGCGGCACGGTGGCGGCTGGCACCGACATGGGAACCATCGTCAGCAATGGCGATGCGGGCGGCCAATTGCTGGTGGTGGTCGGGGGCTACGGCTACGTCTATAACAAGACCACGAACATCCTGACGCAGATTGCCGATCCAGACTTCCCGCAGGGCACGGCCTCGATGTGCTGTTTCCTCGATGGCTACGGGATCGTGCTGCAGTCCAGCGCCTCCACGTTCCAGATTTCGGCGCTCGAGGATTTTACCTCCTGGGATGCGCTCGACGTGGCGCAGAAGTCCCAAACGTCGGATCGACTGGTGGCGTTGGCGGTGGACTTCGACCACAAGGTCTTGTGGTTGTTCGGCAGCCAGAATACCGAAGTGTGGTGGGATGCGGGCGGCACGTTTCCATTCGAGCCGGTGCCCAATTCCATCATCTCCCTGGGTCTGTCCTCGCCGTTTGGCGTGTCGCAGCCCACCGAGGGTATTGTCTGGATTGGCGAGAACAGCGACGGCGGGCGGGCGATTTGGAGCGCGCAGGGATCGGCTTCCAAGCGGGTGAGCACGTCGGCTGTGGAAGTCGCGCTCAGTGACTATAGCACGGTCAACGACTGTTCGACGTTCGAGTATATCTGGCGCGGGCATGTGTTTAGCGTCTTCCTGTTTCCGACCGCCGACGCCTGCTGGGTCTACGACAACACGACCGAGCAATGGCATGAGTGGCTGTCGTGGAATGTGCGCGACGGGGACTGGCATCTCCCACTGGCGCGCACGCACATCTTCGCGTTCGAGAATCACTACGTTGGATCGGCGACGGACGGCACGATTTATGAGCTATCGGCCAATACCGCAGCCGATGGCAGTCAGACGCTGCGCCGGTTGCGTCGGTCGCCGCATGTGGTCGGCGATGGCTCCTGGATCACGTGCCATCGCTTGCGGTTTGACTTCCAGTCTGGTGTCGGCACGAGCGGTCAGGGGGCCACTCCGCAGGCGATGGTGCGGATCTCGCGGGATGGTGGCAAGACGTTCGGCGATGAACGATGGGTGCCGCTTGGGGCCACAGGTGCCTATACCACACGCGCGGAACTTCGGCGGAATGGCCGATGGCGCGATGGCGTGATCGAGGTGGTGGTCACCGATCCTGTCGTGACGGCGATGGTTGGCGCGTGGGGCGACTTTGAAGGGGCCGCCGCATGAGCAACATCTATATCCCCAAGGATCAACTACTCGTCGATCCGCAGACCGGCGCGATCAATTTCGGCTGGCTGGCGTTCCTCAAGACGCTGAGTTCGCGGATTGTGAGCGTGGCCTGGTCCACATTGAATTTTACGGGATCTAGCCTCGCCGATTTGGCCGTCCGCAGCGCGTCGGACTTGAGTAGCGGCACCGTGCCCCTGGCTCGACTGTCGGGGATTACGACCTCGCAGTTGTCGGCCTCGGCGGGCATCACGGAAACACAACTGGCCACGCACACGAAAGCGGGCTGGTATGGCGGGACGACACCTGGGACGGGGATTGCGGCAGGCTTGACGGTCTATCTCAGCCCGCGTGGGGCGCACGCCACGGAATCCTCTACGGCGGTGGTGTTTCCGATCGCCTCGGTGCTGAAACGGTTGCGCGT